ATTCAACCATTACGCCTTTGTCGTGCTCGTATCGTTTTGCGAATTCGGCACGAAGTTCAGCCTCGATAGTGTCACGAGATTCTTTTAATTTAGATTCCCACGCTTCTTCGATAGCCTTTTTAGTGTCGCCAGTGATTACATTGCTGTTCATCAATGGTTCTAATGCTTCTAACATATCGGTTTCTCCTCTACTTAATCTTGAGGTCTCTTATCAATTTCGATACCCCGTCTCTGAGATATCTCTGTGCCGCAGAATCCTGCGATACAGATTGCGCCACGTCCCACACTTTTGCTCCACCTCTCATATTCAGTAATCCCTCATAGATTGGTGTTGGATAAGCATTCGGTGCCGAAGGTTGCGCCACAACGTCGACTGTGATGATTTCAAAATCGCTCACTTCGCCTGTTGACTCGTTTACGTTTCCGGATCCTCTAGATGAAACACCTAGTTTCACTCCGGAATTTAACATTGTTTCTACTAACTTCCCCATTGGCGTCGGCAAGACCTTCATTTTACCGTAACCGTTGGATCCGTCCATCCATACATCTGTGATCATGTGCGACACACGATCCAGATTTACTTTTAAATCTTCTGGATGATCCACTTCACCAAGCACGGAATAGCCTCCCTGGATCTGATCTTTCAAAGTTTTAGTGGCTTTCGCTATCTCATTCACAGGATATATTCTTTCGTTAGCGTTTTTCACGCCTCCTTGAATACAAATCCCCTTCATGTATAGGTCTTTGCCGTCTTTGCCGTCACTTTCCAGGACTAATCCTGCTTGGTCAAATGTAAGATTCTCTCTTAGATGTAACATCTAAAATTCCTTATATTACTCGGAAGTCTTTGGCTTTGGAGCCGGCTTAGGATCTACTTTACCTTTGCCACCTCTGTTAGCGTATGGAGTAGTGTCAGCCTTTGGAGCCGCAACTTTTCCACCTGCTTCCATTTTAGTGTCAGTTTTCACTGGACTTGCTGTTGGAGTAGCACCACCTTTTGTAGCAACTGGAGATTTTGCTGATGCATCACCGCCTTCGCTTGCAGATGCTTTAACCATTTCAGAGTATTCTCTCAAATGTGCTTCTACTGATTTGCTTTCTTCAACTTCTTCAGTCTCTTCTACTGCTTCTTCGCCTTCGAAACTTGGTTCCATTGACTCTTCTTCCGGTTTGTCCATGTCCATATCCATGTCCATTTCTGGCTCATCTTTTGGCATGTCGTCACCTTCTTCGTCGTCTCCGTCGTGGTCACCGTCCATTTTTTCGAATTCTGCTTTTAGTTCTTCCAAAGCATCTTCCAGATCCATTACTTTGTCTTCTAATTCGTCTGTAGTCATTTCTTCGTCTGCTTGGACTGGCTCTTCACCAACTTGATCAGCAGTAACGTCAGCAACTAGATCGTCTGTAGCGTCGCCACCGATAGTTTCTTCAACTTCGTCAGCCGCTTCTTCTACTTCTTCATTAGATGCTTCTTCTACTTCTTCAGAGGACTCGTCAACTTCTTCTGAGTCTTCTTCTTTCATTTTTTCTTTTTTGTCTTCGTCTTTGTCGTGTTTTTTCTCATCAACTTCTTGAGTTGCTTCATCGACTTCTTCTTCTTTAGTTTCTTCGATTGACTCATTTTGAGCGTCGTTAGATACTAATTCTTCGTATATTTCTCTTGATTTGTCAACAACGATTTCGTGGAATAAATCTTCTGCTTTATTCTTTTCTTCGTTAACCAACAAGTCAAGTAATTTTTCAAACTTCTCTGACATGGGTATACTCCTTATTTCGTACTATTGGCCATAGTTTGTGTAATAATATGTATTATCTGTTACTATAAAATCGATAATATTGGTGCTTTTTTGAGATTTTTGGCTATTCTAACGCAATTTAGGCCATGCCGACATCAAAACTTCAAGGTCTTCATAGAAGATCATGGACATATTAGTAACATCCTTTAGTTTCTTAGGGTTGAACCTAAACTCCTCAACATGTTTGTCACCAACCCGTATAAATTTTGCGTCTGGATTCTGCATACAGTTCTTACGCATCTGATTTTCCCAGTTGCCGTGGAATGTGGCTTCTTTCTTGCCGTCACGATAGTTGCGTGTGCCTTTGTACATGTTGTTGATGCGTAGTTTTTCTTTGGTGCCACTTTTGACTCCACCGAAATCCATGCCCAACAAGTAAATTTCTTTGAAGCCTTGCTCCAGTGCGAACCAGGTTGCTGTTGGCCCTGAACTCCAACCCATGTCTCTGTTGAATCTTTTCATGTACTGATGCTTGATCTGTTGTCTAGGGTATGTCCAAACTTCCGCTCCTGTGTATTGTGCTTCACCAACTTCGTTCATCATCTGTATGTCTACACCCACTAGGTAATCTATCTTTGGATTTTCTCTGTATATGGCGTTGATTCCTATGACCTTTCCATATGGCCACAGCCTGTTGATATCAAAATTCTTCCTACTTTCGCCATTGGCGATGACAAATATTCTATCCATCTAAATGTATGTATATTATAAGGTAGGAGTGGCGTCTTCTTTTGGAGCCGCGTACATTGTTTTGACTGTTTCCAGTTCTTTGGTGTATTCTTTTGATTTGGTTTCTTGTTCTCTTCTAATTTGATTGATCTGTTCCAGTGTGAGTTTTGTTTTTCTTAGGTCGTCAAATCTTATTATTGACGTATCATCCTTCGCTGTGTAGCGTTCATCCATTAAGTCAAACATTTCTTTCAAAAACATACTTTATTTATATGTCCTTGTTCAACCATGGTAACAGTTGCGAGTCCACTATACTGTCTATTGCGTCGAATGGCCATTCCATTGTGCCCAATTGGTTGCCATTGTGCTCGCACCAAAAGATCATCTTATGGTCAACAGCATTATCTAAATCCGTCATGTGTATTTTGTTCAACTGATGCATTTTGCTGTAATCAAAGTCTTTGAATCTTTTAGGTAATATTCTAATGTCATGCCCTGAGGCTTTGGCATGTTTACATATCAGCGCCATTGCCACGAACAATTCCCATTTCGACTGTGCAATATAGTTCCGTTTCTTGTAGGAAACTGCCCATTGTTCATCCTTTGCATTGTAAAACTTGTCGTTATCGACTACATGGTTATCTAGGCTAAAATTTTTCAACACAGTCTGCATTGTGGTGTCACTCCAGTGCATTGCACTGCCTTCTGGTTGTGGCATAGGTTGTGTGTCAGTGAAACAAGATGCCCCCAATCCAGTTTTGATTAACTCCAACGACCTTGGTTGATTGGGATCAATGTAATGAATCCTATGTAAATCGTTCATTGCCACGATGTTTACACAGTTCGGCATGCTCAGTAACATACACTGCACAGCCACTTGTAGATTGCTCTGTTCGTAAGTGATGTGCCATTTGATATCTCCTGGAAATTGTTTGTCTAAGACCATGCCCCAGTTGTATTGTGTCTTGTCTTGTAAATCACAGTCTGGAAATACGTCACACTTTCCAAAAATGTTGTATTTCATTATTTGTTTTGTTGTTGTTTTTCTTGATTTATCATTCTACGCAGGTGTGCGTGTTGTTTCATTTCTAAATATATCTTTACAACGCCACGTGCCGCAGATGTTTTGAACACTGCTGGACATATTGCATGAACAATAGAGTCTATCACGATCCATTGCAACCTCATTGCGTTGTATAGTGAGTGTCTAAGATGTGGCCAATAACCCATTTTGGATTGGGACAAGTGTTGTTTAGCAGTCTTAATCATTAAAGTCCCGGAGTGTCTGCTCCGCCGCCTGGTGTAGTGTCTGGTGCTGGTGCTTCTGTGTCTGCATCTGCTGGATCGCCTAGGTCGCCTGCTGTGACATCTCCCACATCTGCTGTGCCTAAGTCACCTGCTATGCCGCCCGGAGTAACTCCCGCTGATCGCATTGCATCTGCTCCGCCATCGACTGTGGTGTCTTCACCGTTTTCTTCCATCCAAAGTTTCTGATTGCGTTTGATTTCATCTTGTGTCATGCCCAAGAAACGTTCCATTGCAAATCTTTTGCTCAAGTATGGTGTCTCTGCCAATCCTTGGAACACTTGTACTCTGCTGTTGTCCATTTCTACTTGTCGATATGATGCAAAGTTCTGTGGTGGATTAAATTTAAGTTTGAACATGCTAGAGTCTACATTGATGCCTCTTGCTTTGAGGAAACGTTTGAATTCAGTGTCCATAGGATCACATATCAACGTCTGTAAACGTTCTAAATACTTGTTGAATCTAAGTTCTTGGATGTATGCAGTGCCTACTCTGCCGTCATTGTATTGTGGATTGGCACCATCATCTGGTCCTGTTGGCAAGTATGCCGCCGGTATCTTCAATCCTCTGTACAGTTTGTTTGTAAAGTAACGCAGGTCATCGATCTCACCTAGGTTTGTACCGCCTGGTAGTGTGTCAACCTTAGATCCTCTGCCTTCTGCTGTTTGCGGAAAGAAGTAATCTTCATTTGTAGACAGTGGATTGTAAGCCGCGTCCATCATGTTGGTGCCACCACCTGTGCTTGATGGTAAACGTCTTTGATGTATTTCGTTTTTCACACGTTCAACGAACTGCATTGCCAAGTGTGATGGCATGTTGCCCACGTCTATGTAAAAAATTCTACGTTCTGGTGCTCTCTGTATTCTGTATATCAATATTGCGTCTTCCAATAACTCTTTTTGTTTGAACACTTTGAACACTTGTTCCAGTATGGATGTACCAAATGGATAGTTTTCGCCTATGCCTTCGCTCAATGAAGAGTGCAACACATGTTCTGCGCCGATGGCATATTGGTTCATCTGTT